GCTTGATTCGAACGTGCGGCGGCTCGAAGTTGACCGCGGTGCCCAAGTCGTTCGCCATCGTATGGACATGCGGCACGGAATTGTACTGGTCGTTGTCCGAGTCCGCCTTGAATTGCTCGGCGTCGTAATTCACGGCGCCCGCGCCGCCGTGGTCGTGCTGAAGATTCTTCGTGTGCGAGCCAGCGATAACTCCGACGTTGCCGATCGAATCGTAGCCTTTCATGTACAGGCCCAGGGTAAGCGCGTCTGGCGTATTCGAGCCGCGCAACGGGCTTCTCGGATTCGTGATCGCGCTGCCGTCGCAGAGCTGGAAGAACTCCGGGTCCGGCTCGGGAACTCCGGTTAGCCCGTGCAGGACCATAATCACCGAGCCCGGCGATACGGAGTCGATGAGGTAGTTCAGGTTCGTACCGACGCCAGAGAACAGCTCGACCGAAACGAGGTCGGCGTACTGCGCGTCATCTTCATCTAATGGCGTGTAAACACTCATACAATTCTCACGTACACTTTCAGCGCGATAAACAGCGGGATGGTGGACACCGCGGGCATACTTTCCGACGAAACCGCGTGCGTGTGCGGCGTCATCACCGTGCGCTCGTCGCCGTCGTCGGCATCGAACGTGGTGCGCGGGTCCGTCGAGCCGGTCACTGCGCCATGGTCATGCGTCAGGTTTACGGTAGTCGCGCCCCCGGTGCTCAGAACCGTCTCGCCGGTTTTGATGTTCCGAAAGAACATGTCGCGGTAATCGGGCAGCGTGACGCCATTGAGCAGCGAATTCACATTGCTGACCATCGTGCCGTCCACTTCCTGCCAGTACTTCGAGTCCGGCGTGTGCGGCAGGTTGCTCTGCGTGGCATGGAAGAACAGCAGGCGCCCGATCGGGTAGGACGCATTGATGTAGTTCATCAACTGGACAGCCTTTTTCCAATTGGCTTCCGCAATCGTCGTACCGAAGTCCGTCTCGAGGTCACGAAATTTTTCGATCTTGTTTGGGGTTGCCATTAGTAGCTCACAAAGTCTTCGGGATATAGCACGTAGGGCAGGCCGCCGTCATCAAAATTATGAAGCCCGCCGCGCTGCTCTTCCAGCTCTTGCGTGCGGCTGGTCGGGTAGCTCGAGGCCGGCTTCGCGAATGAGGCGAAGTGCAGCCGCTGTGCCGTGGTCATCGAATCGTAGTCAGCGTAGCGCAGAAACGTGCCGCCGTCAATGAAACCAGCCGTATTGAATTCTGTCAAGTCAAAAGAGTCGATATCTTCTTCGAACGTCACCGTGGCGCCAGAAACGCTTTCAATCGTCAGCACTTGCAGAGTTTCTTTGGTCGCGCCGTCCACGAGCGCGATCTTGTAGCCGGGCGTCCAGGCGAGCCCGGTGTCCGCGTTCGTTCGCGACTCGGCGTCTTCCGCGCCCACATCGGCCAAGTTCAGTTGATTCGGGTCGAGGCCCGTACTATCCACGATGGTACCGATCGGCGAAATGCGCCCGACGCGGCCCAGGTTTGTCAGGACGATGGTGTCGCCGTCACCGCCGACTGTGCGGCCCGGCGGAGTGAAGCCGGGGAATGCCGTGGTGCCCAGACTCCAAAGCTTTGTCTGCACCGTCATCGGACCCAAATCATATTTGAGAGACCGGATCATGCACGGCACGTCATTGAACCGCCGGCCAGATTCTTTAAGACCCGTAACAATGTTCACGTTTCCATCGAAGTTCACGGTCAGGAAGTCTTGCATCTGCGCGCGGAGCACTCGGAAACCGAAAGTTACATCCACGAACTCCGGCTCGGGAACTGCCAGACGGACGAACAGCGGCATCAGCCTATCCAGGTCGGTACGCCGGTACACGTTGTTCAGGGTGAGCTTTTTGTTCACTTCGCGCCCGGCGAAGGCCACACCGGCAGGGCTGACGTAGGTGTCGGACGTGAGCGTCTTGCCTGTGAAGTCGCGCTTGTCGTACGCCGCGGTAGCCGAGTTGAAGTACTGATCGACTTCCTTCGAAGGCCGGAAGCTGTCTTCCTTGATGTCTTTTTCTTTCACGAGCTTCCCGGTAGTCCGGAAGTTCTCGAACGTGATCCAGAACAGTGCGAAGGCGCCGAATCGGAGATGGAACACGACGTTGTACTGTTTTAGCAGCCCGTTGATGAAGCTGATGGCGTCCGTCTTTTCGTTCAGGACCACGCGCGCCTTATAGTCGCCGAGCTGCCGAGCTGTCTGATTCCAGCTCAGGTCGAACTCTTCGTACGTGTGGCCGCCGAACTTTTGCAGAATGTCGCGCGCGATGAAGCACGGATTGGTCGACGCGTCGGCGAAGTCATTGTAATTGTAGATGGTGAGCACGCCCGCGTCCAGGAAGAACAGCGTGCCGTCCTGTGCAACCGATATCCCAGTAGGAAACGTGATTGCGTCCGAGACTTCAGTCAGATCGATTTCTGAAATCAGGGCGCCAGTGGTTTCGTTCAGACGGTAGGCTTTCAGCGTGTCGCGGTCGATGGCCACGACTTGCCCTTCCTGCTCATCGTAGCCAACGTCTTCCAAGTCTGTGGCCGCGGCGTCGAACGCCGTATAGTCGAACGTCGTGACGACGAACGGATTCACTGCCGAGAACGGGTCGATTTCATAGAAGGCGCCGGTTGCCTGGTCGACAATCCAGATGTTGTTGTCGGTTTTTGCCGCGATGCCCGTGACATTCGCGAGAAGCGCCGGCATGCCCGTGACGGTATCCGTCGTGAAAGAAAGCCCCAAGCCGCCCTGCTCATAGCTGTAGCGGTAGATGGTAGAGGTCACCGGGTCGACAACCCAGATGTACCCGCCTGCGGAAACTGACACGCCCGACAGCGAAGTGATGCTGGCGTGAATGTCCGCGTAGTTCACGAACTGAACGATTTCATTGTCGAAATTGATGTTGTACACCTTCTGCGTGGCGTCGTCGCAGACCCAATAGGTGCGGTCGAACGCGATGGCGAGGCCGTACGGTTCGAGAATGTCGGGGTCAACATCTTCCAGCCGCGTCACGGACATGACTTCCAGCGGCTTGCCTTCGCATACCACGGAAATCTTGTCGCCTTTCACAAACTTGTACTTCATCGTGAGCACCACGTACTCGTCGTCTTGCGCGAAAGTGATCCCCCCGGTGAGCCCCAAATTGGAGTTGGTCACCGAGGAGACAGTCGCCAGCGAGCCGGTCTTACGTTGGATGATTCGGTCGCCCACTTGGATGCGCTGCGCGATGAAATTGACGGACGGGTCTTTTGCCGTGATCAGATTGAGACCCGAGCCGGCGCCTGCGTTCTGGCTGTCGAGCAGCACGAACTCAGTTTCGAATACGTCTGTGCCGACTGGAACTGTGAACTTGCCGCCTTCCAAGTCGATGGTCAGCTCAGCGAGGTCGAATGGGATTGGCCCGTCCGGGGTGTCCGCGTTGCGCGTGCCACGGTGCAGCCAGATCGAGGCGATGGACTTCAGTTCGATGTCAGATACCTTGAATTCGTATTCTGTTGCTTCGTCGTCTCCCGCATTCACGCAGGTCGCACTGACGGCGCCCGACTCAGGGACATTTTCAGTCCAGTCGCCGTATACGAGAGGCACGGCTTTGCCCGTACCATCTTCGCCGATGTCCGGATAGGTGTCCGCGCTAAACGAAGACGGCGGAAGCGGAACTTCATCGAGATCGAGTTTGTCGTAGGCGCGGATTTCAATCGTGTCGCGCGTGGCCGTGAGACCTTGCTTGACGGTAACCTGGCCTTCGAAGAGTGTGAAGTAGTTACTATACCGCTCTCCGAACCCTACCTTCACTATGATCCGAGCGCCGGCCCATTGACGGAAGGAGTCTCCACCTGGCAGATAGGGATTGAAGAAGCCGTCGCGGTTGTTGAGCGACAAGGCCATATCGGAGACTTCGTAGCTCGAGGCCAGCCACTGTCCTACGGTTACGGACACCGAGGGAGGTTTGTCGACGCGCGCGTCGTAGTAGCGGTTATCGCCGTTCGTATCCTGCACGTAGAACGAGCGGTTGGACACCCGGAACACTACGTCTGTGTCGAGGTAGATTTCCGCCAGCCAATTCAGATTGATGGTAGGGTAGGATGCGTCGAGCAGTTCGTCATCGAATACGGCATCCGAAGCTTCCCACGGTCGCCGGTTCAATGTGTTCGGAGTGAACACGCCCACAGTTGTGCCGGCAGACAAGCCAGAGCCTTCCGGTCCACCAGCTACGAAATTGAAGTCCCCAGTAAAATTTAGATCGCCGACTTGGTTGCCCGTGTACCGAAATCGAGTAGATCCGCCGTTTCCGCAGCTCATCTGTTACCCCTGCGAATGAATCGACAGCCAATTTTGGTTGCTGGAAGACAGCGTGGCCGCGGTATCTGACCGGAAGCTAACGGTTTGCCCGGCGTTGAGATACCGGGCGGTAGAGAACTGCTTGAACAGATTGGTATTATCCTGCGTGATGTTTATCCATAGCGATCCATCAACGTACATACCAATCTGAAGAGCTGATGAGCCTGTGCGAATCATGCCTTGGAAAATGTAGAACCCGGGGCGCTGCGCAGTAAATACTGTTCCACTCCAAGAGTTGTGGCTATCAACAGACTTGGAAGTCCAGTCGATGTTCGTGACGTTCGCCGTCAGCGCCGTGTTTCCATTCCCCGTGTAGTGCAGGAATATTTTTTCGCTCGCAGCAATTTGTGCGGGTCCGGCGAGGCGGAAGATAGAGAAGCTTCCATAGCCGTTCCACGTAGGAGTAGTAGAGTTAGAGGTGACCTGAATCTTGACCGTGTCCCCCGCGTTCAGGTATCTAACAGTCTGCACGCGCGGCTGCATACTGGTTTGCGCTCCGCTGGCACGGTCGAACTGCGGAAGGACTTGAGAGCCGTTCACTACAATGTAGAGTTGAACAAAATTTCCTGCGGCGAAGACCGCATCAACGCGCCCGCTCGCTTCAATAAAATAGTAGCCGGGTACTGGGGCGGTAAAGCTGGTGCCCCCGAAAGCACCATGGGTGTCTTTGATGGTAGTCCACGTAACATCCTGGTCCGTGCCGTCAACGGTGCCCGCAGGAGTATTAGCGTTAAATGCCACGACTCTCGTATCCGCATCCGAGCTGACCAGTACGTTGGATGACCATCCGACAATGGGCACAGTCCACGTCATCTCCACGTAATCCGAAGAGTCAAATGTGAATGGTGATGTCGGAGTGATAACGTTGATGGTTACGCCAGCCGCACCATCATCTGCTTTCACTGGAAGTACCGCAGTCGTGCTACTGTATCCTACATATCCGATCACGGTTCCGTTGCCGTCATCTCCGTCAACACATGTAGCGTACCCGAGCGGAGCGATGGTCGTCGAGGGCGCGCCCGATGAAAGTTTAGTCGTATCAATGACCAGCCCGGAAGGCATATTTACAGTAAGGGTTGTCCCCGTAGGAGCGCCGCTTAGATCGATAGTGACCTGAACTTCGGCAGTATCGCCGACCCGACGGTACCGCCCAGTATAGGCAAGAGCACCTGTCCAGCTACCAGTCGGAGTGAAGCTCTGCCAGTCACTAATTACGGCGCCATAAGATTGGAATGTTGGCCCTACGACAAAATTGTCGAACTTAAGCACGTAGGCGCTCGCTGAAGTCGATGCAACGTGGATGCAAAACCGGCCCGAGTTAGAAGTCGGGTGCGTCTGCACATACCCGCGCCACGACTGCGATGCGCCTGAAACAACCGACAAGATCGTAGTTGGCGCGGGCTGATTCGGCACCGGGGTGCCGCCCGCGTCGTCAATCCATTCGACGACAAGGTCTCCATCTGCGTACGTTCCTGAAACAACGGTCATGTCGAAAAAAATACCGATTGGTTTCGCGAGATCGGCATCGTGAAGAGTCACGTCGAATGAGACGCCTTCGCCCTGTCGGTTGGCCGCGTCCTTCGTAAAAAGGAATGAGGCAGTCTCGCGGAGCGGATCAGTCGTCGAGCGCGTCCACGTAACGGTAGGCGAGCCCCCAGTGCCATCTACTGGCCGCGCGCCAGCCGCATCTGCGTACTCATCCCATCCCGTCGTGCTCATCTCAGCGCCGGGATTGACCGCCAGGTAATTGATTCCGAAAGACGCGCTGGAAGAATCTCCACCGCCTGCGGAAACATCCCACGTGCCGTTACCGGCGCTGGCGACGATGACCACGAAATTCTTCTGCGTACCGGGCTGAAGCACGGCGGCGGTCGTGGTACCGTCATTGAATTTGACGGTGACGATGCCGGTTGAGCGGTTCATGATTGTGAAGCCGGCGCCGACCTGTAGGGTGCTCGCGTCTGGGAGATTGACTTGCTGAGTCGTCGCGCCCGTGAACTGTTGGTTCATCTCGCTCGACGCGGTCAGGACCGTCGTGCCGGCTGCGGTCGCAGTGGTAGCTGTGCTGAGAACGATCCTACCCTGTTTGAAAAATGTACCGGCCATTGACAGTCCTTCCAAAACGTGCCCGTCGGCACCGAAGTTCCTACCTAATTTATACCACTCAGCTATCCAGCATCGCGATGTACTCGAGCACGTAGTTATTAGAATCAACGCCCGCGTTCCAAGTAGCCGTAAAGCCTGTGGCAGATTTCGCAGTAATTGTAACGGGTTGGAACTGTACGCTGCCGTCCGTGACGTTCACAAGCTGAGCACTCACGCGGTAGCTGGTAGTGCCGAGCGTGCTCGAGAAGACCACGGCCTTCGAGGAATCGCCGGAAGTCAGAGCGGCACTACTGGCACGGTAAGCGGCTGTGGTGAGTACCGAGGTAGTGTTCAGCGCAGAAGCTTCGAGATCGCCAGTCGCAGGGTTGAAGGCTGCGACTTTGCCGAGCGTCCCCGTAAAGTGGTTTCCTGCCCCAGTGACCGCGGCAGTCTTGTTCGTCATGGTGTCCGTAGTAGCCTTGCCCATCAAGGTGTCATCGGCGTCAGGAAGCTGTAAAACCCTGTCTACGGTCTGGTTTCCCCTGAGCGCCGTGCCAGTTCCGGTCGTACCAGAGGCGTCAAAGAGAATGTACTTCGTCGGGTCGACGCCGATAACCCTAAAGCTTGAGTCCGCAACCCATTTATTTTCTAAAGTCTGTTGTGTGGTGAGATCAACAAGCTCAACCTCGGCCCCCAGGTTGCCGGCTTTGAACTTCGTCGCCGCGGCAGCCGCGTAGATGATGGAACCCTTCGTACCCGTGCGGTCGACAGTGAGCCCGGCGCCTTCAGACGAGGCGTCGTTGCCGCCCTTATTCACTGCGATATTAATATCTTCCACGTCCAGCGTGGTCGTATTGAGAGTCGTCGTGGTGCCTTGGACGATGAGATTGCCGAGGATTTCCACCGTAGAGCTGGCGCCGCCGAGCTTCATCGTGTTCGCGCCGATCGAGGCGCCCACATACATGTCGCCCGCGGCGGCCACGTCGACACCGTTCGCGCCCCCGGTGTTCACGGTCAACTTATTCAAAGCGGAATTCGCCGAGCTGTCGCGCCGCATCATCGTACTGGCCGTAGCCGATGCCGTCGAACCGTCCTGACCGACACGCCCGGTTTCCCCGGTGAGCATGCTCGTGCCGTTAAACCAAATCAGGACGCTGCCAACTCGAGTCGCCAATCGAAAAACGTTCGGCAATTGTGGCACTGTGGCTGCGGTTGCCGTGGCAATCGTGGTCGACAGCCCAGGATTTAGCAACACGTACAGGCTGTATCCGTCGGACAAAGAGATGGGCGAGCCGCTCGATGCCACTGTGTTGATCACTGAGCCCGTGCGGAACGCGAATAGGATGTTCGCCGAAAAGGTCAATTGATTGGAAGCCCATGACACGAGCGAGCCGTCGGACGTGTGAATCTCGAGATGCTTGTTATCGATGAGCCGGTTGATTGCTTGCTGTACGTTCGGGATGGCAGGTCCGGAGTCGTGTTCCACGACGGAGTCGGCCAGGCCGAGCATCCCGCCCACCTGCGCGTCGCCCGAGATTGCCGCGGTGCCGCGCGCGATGAGATCCTGAACCCGCGCGTTCGCGTTGCCTTCCAGGAATGACCCGGAGTCGGTTTGCTCATTATGGTTCAGCGCGTAGTTTTTATTTTTCCCGCCCTGAAGCGCAAGCGCGCCGGACATCGGGAACATCGGCGAGCTGGCATTGCCGACGATGGAAACCGAAATGAGCGCGGAAGCCGGGCCACTGGCGTCGACCGCGGCCTTTACCTGCGTCGCCGTGGACACTCCCGATTCCAGACGCACGGTGATGGCCGTGCCTGCCACGCTTACGAATTCGAAGCCGGCCAATCCTATAGCGTCCGCGCCGTTTTCCAGCGCCGTAGCACCCACCGAGGTTTGCGCGTTTGAGCCCGTGCCGGAAATCGCGACGTTAACGAGCGCCGCAGCCGGACCGTGCGCGTCAACCGCGGCCTTTACCTGCGTCGCCGTGGACACGCTGGACTCAATGTGAACCGTGATCGCCGTGCCAACTACGCCGACAGTTTCCGCGCCTGCGAGGCCGTCGCCCACGTACTCAACTGTGATCGAATTGCCCGCCGCACCGGGGGTATCCCCGGTGTAGGTCAGGTCTTGAATGACCTTGGACGCGGCTACGGCGGGGGCGTACTGCAAAAACTGAACGGTGATTGCGTTGCCGCCGACGCCAGTCGCGTCAGCCAGGAATCTCAATTCCTGGATATGCCGGTAGGCAGCCAGCGCCGTGTTCGAGTATCGAAGATTGTGGTCACCCTGCGCTAAGCCGAGCGTGCCGGCGCCGAAGTTCTTCTGCGGTAACTCGTCGTAATCGTCGATGTTTTCTTGATTCAGGTCGGTGCCGTTTTCCACGGTGAGCGTGAATTGGTCGCCCACTTCGAAGACGGTTGCGCCCTGCTGAATTGTTAAGAAAATCTTTAGCTCTTCATCGAAGAACTGAGTGCCCACCGTGGCGATGCCGACCGAGCCGTCCAGACTGCCAACCACAGAGAATAATGTATCCGGGGATTTCACGATGCAAGTCAGAGTGTAGTCCTGCGCAATCGTGAAATGTGTGAGCCGGTCAACCGAAAGAGTGCCGTTACCAATACCCGTCAGGGTTGGACCGGCGCTAACTATTGGGTTTTTAAAGACTATCTGACTCATTCAATCTCCGGACGCGGCTCAAAGTCTCTACCTACTTTATACGAAGCGGTTAATACACTTCCTGGATGGCAAACGACATGCTCGTGTAACGATTGACAGAAAAGGTGCGCGAAGGCAGGGTGTCCACCTGGCCCCAGATGACTGAGAAGTACGGGTCGTCCGGGTCGAGAATCGTCAGAAACGGCAACGTCTCGCCAATAAAATTGAGCATGCCCTGGATGCCGACATAATTGGTATTGAAGCCCGCATCGGTGCGAAGCCTATCAAATCGGATTTGCAGCCGGTCGACTTTGACGCGCTCATTGGACGCACGGAAGAAGCCTTCCGATTTCATCTTGTACGCGAGGTCATCCGTGCCGATGTTGAAGTCGTCCGTGATGTCTTCGTTCACAGAGAATGTGAAAGCCAGGCCGGCGACGATGCGCCCAATCTCGAAATAGCCGCACGGATTAGTCGGGTCGATAATTTTGATCTTGTAGTACTCATAGGTCGTGCCAAAATCCTGAGTGATGACCATGTGTTTCTCATGCCACGTAAATGAGATGGTCAGGGCCGGCGAGGCGAAATTGTTCGTGGTGCTGCCATATAGCGTCACGACGGCATCTTCAGTCAAGTTGTGATTCAAGATCGCGAACACGTCCGGCGCGTCCGTCAGGTCATTCGCTTGGATAACGATTTCCTGCGTACCTACCCCAGCGCTTCGCCAGGTCTCGCGCAACGCGGTCGTGGTGAGATTTTTCTTGTCGTGGTCGCCCGCCGCTTGAGACGTGACGGAAATCACATTGTCACCGGGGTTGAGCTGGTCATACTCGCCGACAGAAAAACGGAACAGAAACTTAATTCCACTCGTGTCCGCCATATACTACGCCGCCCTTCTGAAAGTAAAACCGCGGCATTGCGCGTATTTTCCATTTATGACGCCAGATACTTCCGAAGTAGTGCTTCCTATAGCTTTGGCTGCCTCAGTCACAGACGGGCGCAAATGATGATTTGGACGTACCAAACCATAGCTACTTTTCCCAACGTAGCGCAGCGCCCCAGTGCGTGGGTCTATAAGTCCGTAGATTAAATAAGGATTATCCATCTTTAACAATACCTTTTTCTGAAATGATTTGAACGCCGCGCGCGCTGGCGCGCCGCAGAGCGTCGATCATCGTGTCCACCGCGGCATCGGCGTCCTTCTGATCGAGCTTTCCGTTGATGGTGATATTCACTGTAGTCGGCCTGTTCGCAACCCCGTTCCCGCCTCTCTGCTCGGCCAGGAAGCCGGTGAGTTCGCGGTTGGCCTCTGGCTGCACGATGCGCTCGCCGCCGGACACGATGAAGCTGCGACCGCTCAGCGATTGCGGGATGGAATCCATACCGGAGTCAGCTTGGCCGCCGGGGCTAAACTGCTGCGCGTTAATGCCTTGAATCTGAACGAAGCCGGCTGCGATGGCAGCCGCCGCGGCTGCGGCGCCGAGTACCGGGCCGACGATGGGGATGCCGGCGAGGGCCGCGTAGGCAGACGTGGCCGACTTGAATGTGTTAATGGTAGCCTCGGCAATGGCAGCCTTTTTGCCCACTTCGAAGGCGGTTTTGCTGTGCGAGCTTCGCAGAGAGGCAAGGTTACCGAACATTTCTTTAGTGCCCTGTACTTCTTTTGACGCCAACACGCCCTGTAGCGTGCCCATCACTGCGCCGTGCTTCTGCTGCTCGAGCCGGACTTTAGCCATGGACGCGCCCCACTGATTGCCGAGCTGCTCATTCTGTCTGATGTCGTTCTGGATGAACGCTTCCTTTTGCGCCGCCACAGCAGCGAGATGCGCGTCATTCGCGGCTTGCGCCATCGCATTCAGCTGTTCGTCGGTAGCGCCGAGAATGGCGGCCTGCTCATATTTCTTTTGTACTTCCAGCTGAAAATTCTGTTCCGCAGATTGGAGTTGAAGCGCGCGACCGGCTTCCGAGTCGCCGAGGGCCTGCGCTTTAATCTTCAGAACTTCTGACGCTTCTTCCTGTTCCGCGGTAATGGCGAGCCGAGTTCTCGCGTCAAGATAGGTCTTGAATTTTTTTAGATTATCGTCGCGTATCTCGATTGAGCGCTTAAGCTCTTCCTGCTCTTTTCGGGTAGCCAGCGCAACGCCGCCGTACGATCCTGCCAGCGCGTTATTGGCTGCGGCCAATTCCGTGGCTTCTTCCTTGCCGCGCTCTTGCGATTCCGTAAGAGAGTCCTGAGAGGCGACTGCCAGCTCTACCGACTCGCGCATTTTCAGGACGCGGTCTTCTACAAGCTTGTACGCCTCAGATGGCCCGGCGGTTGCTTCCGCAATCTTGGCCATGCTGCCTTGAATAGAAGAGTCCAGACCGGCGACCGCCGCACGAGCTGTGTCCACCGCGCCCTTGAACTTATCCCCGATACCGGGGATCATGCTGCCGAGCCCGGCCCAGCCTTCGATGACCTTGGCGATAACTACTGCGAAAGACGCAGCTCCGATCTTTAAGCTTTCGAACACCACGGTGCCGACCCGGTACATGGCGTCGAAAGCGGTGGCCAAGCCCATGACCACGTCTATGGCAGTCATTATTCCTTTGTCAATCCAGCTAGTTATAGTTTTCTGGTTGTCGTTTACGAACTTAGAAAGCTCAGTGAACAGGCCGGAAATTTGATTTATGACTGCGCGCAATGCTGGGCTTTGGGTCACGGTTTGCCCGAAGGCCTTGTAAACATTGTTAAAAGCGACTTCGGCCTTACTTAGCGCGGCGGGCAGGCTGGTCTGGTAAATCTCAAACTGCGCCTGCGTGGCCTTATTCACAATGGCAATGGCGTCGCCGGCCTTCAGCTGAGCCGCGCCCAAGTCTTTAATCTGCGGCACGAGCTTCCCGAGCGCCCGCGAGTTACCCGCCAGTGAAGAGTTTAGCGCGTTGAAGGCTTCTCGCACATCGATGTTGTTTGCCGCGGCCAGCTGCCGCGCGGCCTGCTCGAGATCCTTGGCCTTTTCCACGTTTAGGCCCATTTGCAGCCCCGTGGCGATCATTTCCTTTACCGTCTCGCCGTTGGCCCCGGCCACTAACTCGAGCGCGTCCGCGTGCTCTGTAAGAGCATCGCTCAGTTCCTTTGTGTACACTCCAGACTGAACCAAGGCGCCGGCCAGCCGGTTGGCTGCCTTCTCGCCTTCCAGCGCCTCTTCGAACGCCTTTTCCATCTGGTTTCCCAGGAATTCGAAGCCCTTCATCGCTACGTCGCCGGCCATCTTCAGAACATTCAAGCCGGCGGACAGGCTAACCACGCCGCCGTGGAAGTCTTCCAGCGAACCTTTGATTTTCTCAAGGGCCGGGGTGAGCTGATCTTCTAATGATATTCGAGCTTTAACTTCTCTATCAGCCATACTATCGATTTTTGGGCGCGAAACAAAACCTCTACTATGTTTATACCGAGTGCGCAGATTGTCCTTGCGGACCCGCCCCCGGCGCGCTATCCTGGGGCGAAAGGATGGTTTCCCATGGCAATCAAACTATTAGACACGTCGCGGCGCTTCCAAGTCATTTCCCAGTACGATGAAAGCATCGACAGAACCGACGCCGGCAACGCGGCTTTTTCAAAGTACCTCGAGACGTTAGATCCGAAGGACTTGATCAAAGTGGAAGGCAAAGGTGAGCCGACCATATTCTTAGTGCGGTGCCTAACCGCGGAAGAGCAGGCCGAGATTCAGCTGAAGCATCTCAGTATCGATCCTCAGAATAGGACGATGGACTATAAATACGGTTACAACAAGTATCTGCTCGAGCATTTCGATGCCGCGTGCGACGGCATTGTGACAGACACCGGGGTACAGAAGGTTTCTTCAGATGATGTCGGCCTGATGAATGCCGTTTCCGTGGGCATCACGGTGATGCTTCTCACGACGCTGACGAAGAACACAAAAAACGGCTAAAGGCTGTCTGCGACCTTTTCTTTGACTCTGAGAAAGCGAAGTCATTCGACTGCGGGTCTTGCCCGGCGAATCTTCAGCGACTGCGTAACTGCTCAGGTAAAGGCAGCCCGGCTCGGGTCGAGCTGAACGACAAGCTCTACACGCGATGCCCGCGCGCGATTTACCTCGAGTCGATCGGCGAGCGCGCGATGCTACGTCTTTACTTCGAATGCCGGCAGAACTCCTGCTACCCGTCGCCTGGCGGGCCGTTCAAACAGACCGCATACTGCACGGATCTTTTCGAATTCCTGGATGACGTGTTCGCCGAGCAGCGGGCGCGCACAGCGAAGAAGAATCAGGCCGCGCAGACAAAAGCGCAAAGATCCAGCAAATGACCAAAATTTGTTTCGCTTGCAAAAAGGCAAAATCCGTTGCCGACTTTACCAAAAATTGTAGGAAACCGGATGGTCTCGAGTACGTGTGCCGAGTCTGTTTAAAAATTGCACAGGCTAAAAATTATTTGAAGCACCGGGAGGGCGTAATTCAAAGAACTAATGCCTATAGAAAGGCGCACTTGACCGAAAATAGACAGGCAGTCAAGAGGTATAAGAGGTCGCACCCGGGTAAAATTCGTGAGTATTTAGAAGCCAACTATGAAATTTTGGCGGCGTGGCGCAGAAATTGGTTTAGGCTGCGTTACAGCACAGACCGCGGACTGTACCTTGCTCAGAATGCGGCGCGCCGCGCTGCCAGGTTACAAGCTACTCCGGCCTGGCTCAGTGAAGAGCAGAAAAATCATATGGTCGCGCTGTACAAAGCCTGTCCAAAAGGTTTTCACGTAGATCACATAGTTCCATTAAAAGGAAAGCAAGTCTGCGGGCTACACGTGCCTTGGAACCTTCAGTACCTATCTTCAAAAGAAAATCTCAAGAAAGGCAATAGGTACTAAGAAATTGTCAGCGTACATTCGTCGTTCACGTTGTTGATGTCGCTCGCGAGAGCCACACCTTCCAGCGCGAGACGGATGAAACCATCTGACGGCTGCTCAACCTGCGGCACGTTGAATTCCACCTTGGGGAAGTGGAACGTGAACGTGCGCCCAGTGGCTTCGTTTTCCGGCGCAGGAATTTCCTGCGGAGCGAGGGTGATGGTGAGATCATCCGCGACGAAGCGCTTGTTCGAGCTGTAGAATTCGTAGTTTTCTTTCGTGAGAAGAACTTCGAGCTTCACAGAAACTTCGCGCCGCTTGTCGGACAGGAACCCGCAGATTTTGTCCTTGCCGTAGCCGTTATTCCGAGGCGAATAGTTGTTCTTGATCGCCAGCTCAGCTGAGAGAAGATCGCAGTCGATGGAACCCAGGTTCGCAGTCGTGAACGTGCCCTTGAGACCGAGCAGCGCATTTTCCGACGACGTGGCCGTGTAGTCCGGGGCGTGGCCGATGACGATGTCCGCGGTGTCCGCCGCCGCCAGCGCAGCGCCGGAAACGGTGATGATGTCGCTATTCACGCCTTCGCCGCGGGCACTGATGAGGCGCGCCGTGCTCTTCAGGGTGTTGCCGTCGTCCTTGTCCACGATGTCGATGTACGAGCCCGCTTCGAACCGAGGGCCTTGGCCGCTGGCGACTTTGAAGTCGTTCGCGCCGAGGCCGCCGGTCAGGAAGGTTGCGGCCACAGTCACCTGAGCGTTGCCGCCCACACCGGAGATGGTTACGTTAACCAGAGCCGCAGCGGGGCCGGAAGCATCGACCGCGGCCTTTACCTGCGTCGCAGTGGACACTCCCGTCTCGATTTGCACCGAGACAGCATTGCCCGTCACCGTCACGACTTCCGCGCCGGCAGTAGCGCCAGCGGTGTACGCGATCGAGATGAGGTTGCCGTTGCTGCCGGTCGCATCCGCGGTGTAGGTCAGGTCTTGAATGACCTTGGACGCGGCTACAGCCGAGCCTGTGAGCGCTTGCGCCAGAGTGCTTTCGCCGGAACAGAAGAGATCCTGGCAGAAGCCTTCCATTTTCATCATGGCTTTGCCGTCACCGGGGAGCGTGAAGGTCAGGGAATCCATGACGCAGCCGACCGCGAGGCGCGAGAAGTGCGTGCCTTCTTCGAGCATGCGGAAACTCTTGCTGGAAGCGCGAGCAAACGAGTAGACGATTTCCAGGGGGTTAGTCTGGTCGACAGCGCCGAAAGCGCTGAGGATCATGGGGTGCGCGTCGGGAAGCTGCGGCTCGTCGTCCATGTTCGGATCGGTCGGCACGATGTAGCTTTCGAAGCTGATTTTGCCTTCCTTCTTTCCGGACAGGCGAGTGACCTTGCTGCGGCCCGAACGGTGCGCCGCGTCTTCCCGCGGGATATCCAGCTCGAGCTTCGCGGTCACGTGCTCAACAGCATCCGCCGCGGTCGGAACTAGGCCGCCCGTAGCGTCGGTGCCGAAGCCGCCAGTTTCGAGAATCGTCCAGATGCGCTGGTCGAGTCCGACGAATTCATTTGATCTGTTCAGTAAATCATGTGCCATTGTCAATTACCCTTCATGTTACGCCGGCTCAGGGTCCGAGGCTTCGTTCAGTTTAATCAGCCACTTCTTATTGCGAAGGCGCTTGATCATGACGATGTCGGCCAAATCGTACGTCTCGAGCTGTCCGATCGTTTCGAATGAGAATCCGGTCGGCGCGGCGCCGTCCGCGGTGTCTGTCGCGTAGCCCGCGTCAGCGTTCTGCACCACAATCGCAGCGCCGGAAACCGTAGCGTCAAAATCAGCAAGCCCGTCGATAGCGGCCTGAAGTGCTGCTGCAACCGCGCTTGCCGAGGCGCCAGCCGCCGCTGCGACTGCGTGCCCAGTGTGCGCGGCCACTGCGGGGTCGACGCCTTCGCCGTTCACGTTCATGTAGAAATAATGGTCTTCGGCATTATTGCCGGCACTGGCCGTAAAGTATTTGCTGTTCAGATTCGAAGCCGCGCCGCCCGCGAAGGTAGCCAGAGCGCCGTCGCCTTCGCCGGCATCGGCCAAGTTTTCAGCGCCGCCGCCCGTGGCGGTCTGGTCGTCCCTGAAACCCGAACCGTCTGTCACGGTAACGGTTTTTCCGGACACCGCCCCGGTATTGATCAGCTCGACCAGCTCGGCAGTCGTGAGATTTACCGGGGTCGCTCCGTTGTTCGTGCCGTCGTTCGGAGTGACGGTGCAAACGATGGCGGCAGCCGTCCCCGTGAAGTCTGCCAGCACAGTGTCGGACGGGTTAGCCGCAGCAGCCGCTACCTGAAGCGTGAAGGTGTTTGTATTCCGACCCGTGCCCATGAGTACTGAGGTCACGATAATATCGTTCGTGAGATTGAGGGTGCCGATCGCCTTCGCCCCGGCATCGGCGACGGTAGTGATGCGCGTGGCTTCTTTGCCGCCCCCGGCGAGAAGGTTGCTTGGACGCTGAAAGATGATGGCGTCTTCGCCGCCAGGCGCGTTCGGGTCGAAAGTAACCGCCGTAGCCTCAGAGGCGTCGAACCGAGGCCCGGCACCGATCTGGAAGGCCAGGCGCGTGGTGCGCTGGATGTAGAGGGTACTAACTTTTGCCAGCAGAGCCGCTTTTTCTTCGGCGTTGGGCAGCTCGGATTTCAAGCGGCTTTTGTTGACGGGCATTGTTTCATCTCCTGCGCGGGAACGCCGCGCTTAGGTTTACAGTGAGCATGGTCGCTCTATAGGGTTTATACCATGCGACTTATCGGATCTCATCAACGCAGGCCGTGTAGATGAAGTCGATAGTCATTTTGAAAAGCTGGCTGCCTTCTATCTCGCTAAACAGCTGATTATCCGTGACTATTTGCGTGATCCTGTGGTGCGCCACAACCTTGCCCGTGTCCGGAAAAGACAGGGTGACGTTGGCTTGCAGGCAGTCTTCGATGTCCGAAATCAGCTCTTCCATGTCAAGCTGCGTCTGGTCTTTCATCACGCCGAACAGGCTGATAGTCCAAGTTCTCTCGGTGAGCCGGCCCGGCTTGTACTCGTACCGGGTCGAGTCGTCGATGATGTAGATCACCGGGGTTTCCGCCGCGGGCGTGTCGCGCCAGGCTTTCACGCTCGTGGTGACCTTGTACACGGAGCGCGTATATCCGTTGCCCGTCGTGATGGTCTCGAGCTGGCGCTGAAGATTGTTAAGAATTTTTGCGCGTCGGCTTGACGGAGGGACTTGCGGCATACGTTACCCCTTTGACGGGAATGCTACGTCCAGCAACAGCCCGAATTCTTTAAAGATTTGCTCTTGCTTGGAAGCTACCGCCGTCGCGAGATATGGGCGCGCCGGGATGTCAACAGATTTCTTTAGGTAAAACATCGGCGTGATTTTGTTCTTGCCTTCCTGCAAGAATATCACGCCGTTGCGAATGAAACTCTTGCCCAAGCCGCCCATGAGGTCTGCCGTCGTCAGCTTGGGCAATCCATCCGGACGCCGGTTAAATTCCGATGGAATTGTTAAGTACTGCTTATTTTTCGGTACGATGGTGCCGCCATACTCGTGAATCGCCGCGTACGGTACGCCTTCCGATTTCAGCTCGCCGTAGATGAAGCCGCCATCGTCGCGCACGTCCTTCGTCCACGAGTTGAGCAGCTTGCCACTGCGAACGTGAAGCCCTGCGCCTTTCCGCAGATTCTGTTTCACTTCCGCTTCGAGCAGAGTGAGCGCGCGGAACGTCTGAAGCTCGAGCCGCCGCCGGTACTGGGCGAGCCCGTCTTCGAATTGCTTAAGCGCGATCAGGTGATTGTCGGTCAGGGTAATTTTCACGACAAGTCCTTAGATTTTGAAAGTATTGCGTTGCGGCATCGGCACGTTCGGCAAGGCGTAGTCCTTGTACTCGTTCAGCATCGCTTCGATTTCTTCTGGCATGCCGGATTCGCCGAGAACCTTCTTCGAGTATGACTGCCCCATGACGCCTTTCGAGCCGACGCCAAGCTCGCGATTTTCCGTAGTCATGTACAGGTATTCGACCAGGAGCAGTGCCGCCGTGCGGAGGTCGTCTGGAACGTCGTCCGGGGTGTCGCCGCGACCCGCGTTATACGTGACCTTAATCGATTGGATGGTCGAGCCCGCAAATATTCGGCCCAGGATAGCCGTATTAGAGTCGTCTCGCAGCACAATATCCGTGCCGTCGATGATGACAGCCGGCGAGATGAAGTCCTGCGTGAGCGCCGGCATGCCGCGCAGCACGAAGTTTTCCGAGCTAACGGGCTCGGCGCCGTCGAACTGACGGTTGAAGTCTATCTTGATTTCCGTGATTTCCCTGATCGGCCAGCGCGTGAGCATGATCACGTTGGAGTTGCTGCCGTCGCTGTATTCGATGAATTCTCGCGTGAGCACCGGGCCGTCGATGTAGGATTCAACACGCGTGCAGGCCGTGTTGATCAGGCGCAGGACTTTGTTCTGCAACGGAACGCCGTAAGCCCCGGTGATCTTTAGCCATTCTTTGACTTCTTCTTCGGTCAAGAACGCGTTTTCTTTTAATGTGATCGGCATGGAAACTCCTTACCTAATTTATACCCGGCACTACGTATATTCCGTTACTCGCATTGCGCCGGCTGCGAAAGTCCATATTCCTTTAATTACCCCGCGGTAAACTGCCGGGTTTTGATTTTCGTAATAATCCCCTGGTCCCATGACTACGCTAAAATTTGTAGCCGACGAAGTCCCGCTGGCGAATAGCACGTAGCAAGTTCTGTTGGAATCGTTGTACAAAGAAAATCCTTTTCGACTAGAGTTTGCCGCCAGTATGGTCGCGTCGACGGCAGACGCGGTGACCGAGGTCGGAGTGCCCGTATCCGAGGACATTTTACTGTCGATGGAAGCCAGGCTGGCGTTGCCCGCGGCGATCAACGCTTCCAGCCCGTCCACGTATCCTTCCAGCCCGTCCACATAGCCCGAGATGGCTGTGAGTAGGGGCTCGAGCCCGTCTGTGAATCCCTCGAGCCCGTCCACGTAGCCGCCAATAGCCTCGCTGGCGTCGATTACTTGCTGCGTCAGTCCTTCCAGGCCGTCCACGTACCCGGAGATGTCCACGAGCCTGTCACGGACTTCCTGAAGCGTATCCTCGGTCGCCGCACCGGGGGGCAAGGATGACTCCGGACCGGCGCCCAACTCGAACACAGTTATTCCGATGTGGAATGTCGCATTCCCGCCCGTAACCGTCGCGGTGATCTTTAGCTGGGAATGATAGTCGCTGATGACTTGATCGGTCCGCCCCGCGGTATTTCGCGAGAACGTCGCCACTTCTTCGAATCCGGCGTTTGTATCGAACGCGTCCTCAATGAGAACTTCTACGGACGCGCCGCCGTCTATGGACTCTATGTCCAGAGACACCACGGCGCGCGGGCCGTCCTTCACGTTCACGAGGACAGAGTCAGAGCTGGCGAAGGCAGACTTTTTCAGGACCGTTCGTGACTCGTGTCGGCCCAGCGTGAAGTTTTCCATAAGAACGTCCGCGGGTTACTTGCTTTTGAACTGTGCGGTTTTCGCCAGCATCTTATTAGCGCCGGCTTGAAAGTCCTTGTCCTGCGGTTCTTCGATCGTGGTCACCGGGGCGTCAGTCTGTGGCGCGTCTTCTGCGCGCACGCCTTCAGGCTTCGGCCACTGGCATCCGGCGTTCTTTTCGCAGAACGGAGTTCTGATTTCTGGAGTGCATTTGCACATGAGGCGTCCTTTCGTCTTGAAACACAAAGGGCCGACGACAGTATCACTATCGTCGGCCCTTCGATTTAGCTTGCGACTATAACGTCTTAGGTGACGTTGAAGATGAGAACCGTGCTAGATTCAGTGCTGAAGTTCGAGCCGTCAGCCTTAAGCACGCCGTTGAAGGCATACCGGCTGAAGGAGACCATATCCCACACATCGAAGGA